ACGCTGCCGTCACCGTTGCGAAGTGGAACTTGTTTTAAGTGGAATGTTTGTGTGTCAAGAGTGAAAGAGAAGTTGACCTCGTATTGATTCGGGCCTATGCGGCTCGAGGTTGCGCCGTCGAATACAAGCGTCCCGATTGGGCAAACTAGATTTTGTGATGTGGTCACGCTTGCGCCAAAAGTAAAAATCGCACTATTCCTCTTTCCGATTGTGTTGGCAAACACTAAATAGTTCGGTCGACCGATGACGACATTGCGCACGCTGATATTCAGCACGCCTTGGATGCTCGAAATAGGATCGCCCGCGCTGTCGACTTTATTTCCACCAATATCAATCAGAGTCGGAGCAGTTATGTTTGCATCGGATGATGGCAGCGTCGCACCAGTGCGCCACACATCGACAATATTCGCCTGCGCGTTGACTTCGATGGAAGTGAAGCCAACTTGTTTTTCTTGCAAGATGTCTTGACCTTCAACGGCGACTCCGTCAATCGTCGTAGACGCTTCAAAACTATGAACGCCTGTCCAGTATTTGTCGGAGCCATCCTGCACTGGCGTGTAGGTCGCACCTGTGAACGACATCAATACTTCCATTGCAGTTTCATTGCCCGCGCCGAAATCAAGAGTGCCCGCAGTAGAAGCACTGTTTCGTATTGCATCAACAGTAAGAGAATTACCTGTATTTTCATAAATCAAAAATGTCGTCGACCCTGTCCACTTGCCGCGATCGTAGGAACCTGTTCGGCTCGTCTGTTCCCATACCATTGTCATGGCGTTGCTCCTATGGCTTGATTGAGTTTGACCAACTGGTCGTATGTGCCCTTGGTATTTGAAGCCGTCTCAATCGCTTTGGACAATGCTTCTTTCGCCTTCTCAATCTCCTTTGATTTTGAGAAGTCTGTCACGCCTTGCAACTTGATCGACCCGAGCGCGGAGTCGACGCTGGTCGCGCTGGCGGTGCGGTTAGCCTTTGCACGATTCAATTCGATCGATGCTTCTATGCCTGATGAGTAATCTTGATTGGCTGTCTTTTGCGCTTCAAGTGTTTGTTCAACTAGGGTTTTGTTTGCTTTGCCCGCTTCAACAAGATCCCACGCGGCCATTGCTTGCGCAACCATTTCAGATGTCATCCCCGCCATTGAAGCCAAGCGATCAAGTTCAGCGTCTCGCACCGACATTGTTGATCGAGTCGCCTGATCTTGAAGATCATTCAATGTCTTTTGAGCTGAGGCGAGTTCATTCTTTGCGGTGACGGCAGCAATAGCCGCATCATCATCTAGTTTTTTATCTGCTAAACCCTGATCGTATAATTGTTGCGCTTCATAGATAGCGTTCAATGACATGCCAGCGTTCATCATGCGATCGCTTAATGCTTGCTTTGCCAATTCTGCGGAAGATTTTTCTATGAAAAAAGTTCCTTCTTTAATCTTTTGCAATTCTGTTTCAAGTTGCAATTTTTCTGCTTCAATTCTCATTGCAGCCTGAGCAGCGGATGCGCCTTCCTTTTGTTTATTGGCGGCATCAATTCGACTCTGTTGCTGATCCTGCTCCGCTCCCATTGCGCCGCCCATGTACCCGCCTGCGTCAAGCATGGAAGCAATTAACTTGCCTCCCGATCCGACGATCGGCAATCCTTCGAGTGTCGTGGCGATGGTTTGCCCGATTGCAGTCACAGCCTCACCAAATCCTTTTATGCTTCCATCTCTAAAACCTTTGACAAGTTCATTGGCTGCGTTCAATCCTGCATCGATTAAGCCGATGGTTCCCAAGCCGCCTATCAAACCACCCACCGCTCCCTTCATCTGCTTTGCATTGATCTTCTCAAGTTGCCCGGCGATGCCAGCACTGTGCCGCTTCGCGGCCGCCTCGCCCTTCATAAAACCCTGAATCATCGGGTCGGGATTTGCGTAGAGATCGACTTCGAGTTTGCCTTTAATAGATCCCATTACTTGACTCCCATCTGTCGTTTGAGTTGTTCAAGTGCTTGCTGCGGGTTCTGCTTCGGAGCCTCGTAGTACGGCATGAAATCATGCGGGCTGAACGACTTTGAATTGCTTGATCGATGCGCGTTGGCAACAGTCGACGCAACAATGCCCGCGCCAAGGTCACCGCGCTGGCGTGAGTCCAAGCATCCAGTGATGCTCTGATATGCGATCCATTCTTGAAGTTCTATTGATGACATTCGATTTCCTAGTTCAGCGACAGTCATTTTCAATTCAGCCGCAAGCGTGAACATGAACATCCTCAGGCTGCGGCTTCTCAGTTTCCCTCAAGTTCCTCTGCATCTTTCGCGCCAAGACCCGAAAGTCGTTGGCAGTGCTCGTACAGTTTGTCGATCACGCTTGCAGGCATTGCGCCCACTTCTGCGACCTCCGCATCCGTGAACAGTCTCACGCCAGCCTCGTCGGTAATACAACGCACGACGAGACTGGCGCGGATGTTCTTCACGCCCTTCTTGATGTCACGCTCCGAGTACACATACTGCTCCCATTGATCACGCTCGCCAGCCGTGAGGCCGCGAAGCGAGACGAGTCCGTCAATGCCCGCAACCTTGACGGTGGCGGTTGGAATCTTGAGTGCAAGTAGTTGTTCTCTGATTGACATGTGGGTTCTCGATTAGGTGATGGTGAGTGCGCCTGTGACTTGCAAAGTCACGGATCCTGTGATGACTCCATCGACAGCCGCTTTGTAGTCGTAGCCTGTGATGATTGCGGAGCCACTAAATGTCGAAGCGTCTGCGCTTGCGATTGCAAACGCAATAGCAGTGCGTGCGGTGACTGTGGACTTGATCAAGTCTTGACCACCATTTGCACCGTCAGAATTAAAATCGCAGGAAATTGTTCCCGGCGAGATAATGCCCGGTAAGAATGTCTTTGTGGTTGCCGCAAGATTTGTCGATTCAACGGCTGACAAACCAAACCCAGAAAAATTGAGAGAGGTTAATTCTCCGATGAGTGTTGGCGTGGCTCCTAATGAGAGAGTTGTTCCACCGTTTGCTACTGAAATTGCCATGTGAGTATTCCTTTGTTGTTATGGCTGCGATCCGTCAGTTAACGCAACTGGAGATGGAGCCGATGCGATGTAATAAATTTTCAGAGTGACGCTGCAAACGAAAGCACCGAGTTCAGTGCCTTCGCCGCCCATGTCGTAATTCATGTTTGTGCCATCGATGCGGATGCTTTGAATCGTCATCGGGCTGTTGGTTGAGGTCGCCAGTGTTCCCTTTGCCGCGTAGAGATCGACCCGCACGCGGTCTGCAATGTTGGCCGCAGAGACAAGCGACGAGTGCACGCAGTCCACAGTCACTGTGGCGACCCGCAAGCGGTCGGCTCCTGCAAGTGTTGGGCTGGCTCCGTCATCGCTTTGCGAACTCACGACAATGAACGGCATCGCAGTCGCTGGCGTGACGAATGACTGGAAGATCTTGGTCGAAGACCCGAGAGCCGTTATGACGCTTGGAGCCTGCTGCAAAGCGAGATGGATTGCTTCAACGAATTTCATCGTGATGCCTTATTCACTTCGTTTGCGATGCGCTTAAAAACTTTGTCGAGTCCGTATCCGATGTCTTGAGTGAACTTAGCGTTGATCGTCGCTCCGTAAGTCTTGAAGAACTTCTCAAACACTTTCCATCCTGTGTATGCGCGTGATGGATCCTTGTAGCGGCCGTGCTCAATAAGCCAAGAGTTTTGCGTGCTGCCCCAAATGCGTGCCCACACAGTCGCATCTTTTTTACCAATGTTTTGTGGTCTGATTGCGTGGCTGTAGATATTGTGCGCAATGTTGATGCGGCTCTCTTTAATCGGATGGATTGGCTGATGCTTCTTTGCACGCCATCGCCACGACTTCTGCGCATCGGTTTGATTGAGATCGTTCTTGCCACTCCAAGTGCCGTACATGCTTGCAAGTTTGTTTCTCGGCGCAGTCAACGCCTTGACCTCAGCCTTGTGCAATACCTTGTAGATGTCCTCATTGCGCAGGGTCTTCATCTGATCAAGGAACTGATCCAAGCCTTTGATAATCTTGCCACTACTTGCCATCACTGCACCTCTCGACATTGCATGGTGAGTGTGTGACCCGCAGACTTGTAGTCGACGATGCTGACAATCTCGAATGTGGTGCTGATCGTCGTGCCGTTAGTGCCGCGACTCAGGCTCGCCGTGAAGCGGTCAAATGGCTTGATGCCCGGGTAGAAGTTGGTTGTGATCTGATGCGTCACGACTTGGCTGAGAGCCATGTGATTTGTCTTCTCCACTGCGCTCGAGTCTTTGATCTCGCCGAAGATGGTGTCGCCAGCCGTGTATGTATAAGTCGGTGTGCCGAAGGAAGTCAGCGTCTGCGTGCGCGCGCCGATGACCATCGGAGTTCGCATCATCCCGCTGTTCATTGGTACTCACCCGACTTGTATTGAGCGATGAGAGCCTTGATCGTACCGGGCACTTCGTACTGTTGACCCGGTGCAAGTGTGGATCGATAGTCGTAGAGCGTCGAGCACTGCATCAAGATGGCGTGCTTGAGTGCGATCGGGATTGCAGTTGCGCTGGAGCCGTGACCAGCCACATAGACAACGGTGACGACTCCTGCGCCGCCTCCGATGAGTGATGGCCATGACTTGCCATCAAGCAGCTGAATGCGTCCAATGCCGTTGTATGACTTGGTGGTGTAGTCGGTCGACGCTGACAGCGTCTGTGTATTGCCCGCTGTGTCGACATACTGCACGCTTGTCACGCTGACTAGCGGCGAGCGCGGCAAGGCGATCTCGTATGACGAGCCGTTGTACATCTCGCCGCTTGAGCCTTGCACTGGCGTGTTCTGTGGGAACGAGTCATAGACCGATGTGAATGTCGTATTCGGGATTGCGATGCCGCAATAGTTCTCGATCATCTGTCGGGCTGTCGTGATGACTGATGTCGACCCGCCGCTGCTTGCGGCGATGTAGGTGTCGTCGAGCGAGTGGAATATGCGCAGATGCGCTTTGGCTTGCGCAGTTGAGATCGGCTCGAAACTTGGTTCGGTTGTGATCTTGGTGTTGACTCTCATGCGAATACTCTCATCGGTGTTGTCGGTGCGGGGTCGAGGATCGGGAGTTCATCTAGTTGGTCTTGCGTCAAGTCGCCGCATACGCGTAGGTTGGCGTGGTAGCGGTCGTCAAGCACTACGCTTTCCTTATCAACTATTCCGTAAATCTTGCCGATAAAATCAATGTCCACGCGGCCGCCGTCCCACTGCCCGATGATGTCGCCGCTGGCGTTGCGAACAGCGACACCCGCCGCAATCAAGCACGCTTCCATATTCGACTTGGTTGATGTGCGCAGAAAATAGTCGATCATGTTGACATCGCAATCAGTTGCGCGCTTGTGAGCGCAGTCGGGTAGTACTTGATTTGGCGAATGCTGCCGTTGAGAACTGTGGTCAAATCCGTGAGCGTTGAGCCATCGGTGCTACTTCCACCAAGCACAAGCCAGGTCGGCGCGACGCTAAACGCAATCGCTGACGATGTGGCAACAGTCCCGCCGTTCAAGCACAGATTCACAGTTGATGTTGTGCCAGTGCCGGGATAAGCAAACGAGAATGCGCCTTTGGTTCGCGCGCCGCTTGTAATTGAATTGGCGGTTGAAACGCTGTTCGCTGCTCCAAAATCCGCAATCTTTAAAGCACCCGCCGCGCTCACCTGTTGCAAATGCAAATGCTTAGTTGTTTGATCGCTAGTCGAAATTACGCTGCGAACTGTCGAAGTAATCCCGCGCACGCCACCGTGCCAATCGACGAAGAATGTTCCTGTAGTTCCACCCGTGAACCAACTTGAAAAGTTGGTGCTGGTCATCAATGCGAGATCTGGGTTGCGGGTTACTTGACTTGCAACGGTAGCAATATATGAACTAGCGTTTGTGCCTATTTCAAATTGTGCGCCCCAAATTAAAACGCCTTTAAATGGTGAAGATGCAATATAATATTGGGATATTCCGTTTCCGTTTAATGTTGCGCCATTATTTAGTTTAGATGCAATATAAGCAGTTCCACCGATGCAATTCATAGTCACAGTGCATCGATACCAACCATTTCCATATGCTGTAATTGATGAGGCAGTACCCGTAGGCGCTCCGGCTATGCCGTTAATAGTTCCAGTTGTAAGTATTGTCCCCGCTTGCAAATCAATATTGATTGTGAATCTAGCGGCTGTCGCTTGTCCGTCTGCGATTTGCATAATCAAATATCTGCGACTATTTGATGTCGGCTCTTTTGCCCATAAAGAAAATGTATATACATTTCCTGTTGATACAGCGCGGCTTTGTTGTAAAATATGTTCTGCATAGGCTGTCCCATTTTCAAAAATAGAAACTGCTGTATTTACATTTTCGGGACTTGTTCCGCT